AATTTTTTTGTTGTCTAAATAACTTTCTACTTCTAAAGTAAATTCTTCATAAATTTCTTCATTTAAAAGCTCTGGAGTAAATATAAATTCAATTTCAAAGCTACTATCTGAATGAAAGAAAAGCTTTTGATTGCAGTATTCAAATACTCCAAATTTTGAAGTATAGAATTTACTAATATCTGTTAAAATCTTTGTTGCTAAATAATGTTTTTTCATAGTTTCTAAGTTGTTAATTATTTCATTGTTATCATTTAATTCGTCTATTGTTCCAAATATGTTAAACTGTTTCATTTTAATTTACTTATCCATTGGTTATAAATTTCTGTTGCTATTTGTGCTGTCATTACTGGAGGTACACTCATCCCTATTAAGTATTCATTTTTTAAACCCTTAAAATCATAATCTAAAGGATAAGAACCACATAACTTTAACTCTTTATTATTTCTGTATCTCGGTTCATCAAACAAAACACAAATGTCGCCACCAGTTATAGTGTTAGAAACTTTATTGGAATATAAAAACTTCCACCCAAAATTTGAATTAGGCTTATTATAAAGCCTTCCTTTTATATCTGAAAAATCAATATCTCCTTGTTTTTTATTATTCCATAAATATAACTCTCTTTCACTTAAACCTCTATCTATTTGTTCTTCATTTTGTTTAATATATTTAAAAGGTATTTCTTTTTCATTAAAATTCAATTCAAGTTTTGGAACTTCTGTAAACATATCCTTTTGATATAAAAAAGGCTTCGCCAGGTCTTTACGTAAACAAACAAAAAAAACTCTTTCTCTCCTTTGAGGAACACCCATTTTTGAAGCATCTAACAACCAATGCTGACAGTAATAACCAGCTTTATCAAATTCTTTGTATATTTTCCTTACATATTCTTTTGCATTTCCCATTAATAAACCTTTTACATTTTCAGCAACTACAATTTTTGGTTGTAATTCTTTTGCTAAATCTATAAAATCAAAAAATAAAGTATCTAAAGTTTGTTCAGCTTGACCCTCTCTAAACTTCTTTTCTTTTCCCCAATCTTTTTCTCTATTACCAGCCATTGAAAAACTACTGCAAGGTGGAGAACCATCTAAAATGTCAAGATTATAAAGTTCTTTTGGTAAATCTTTTCTAATTTTAAAAGTTTGTATAGGCTCTAAATAAGCATATTTTGGATTATGGTTTGTTTTGTATGCTTCAATCATTTTAGGGTCAATTTCATTACAACCTAATACATCAAAACCAGCTAATTTATAACCCATTGTTGAACCACCACCACACGCAAAACAACTAAAAACTGTTCCTTTGTCTTTAGTAAACTTCGCATCTTTTAAAGTCCATTCATATTTAAACCTATGTTCCATATCTTTTAATTTTTAAGTTAATATTAATAAGCAGTTTAAAAACTTGCTTTTTTTATTGTTCTATAATATATTTAATTAAATCAGGAAAAAATTCAAACATCTCTAACTCATGCTCATTATGACAATCTCCATTTTGATATAAAACACAATCGTCATATAATTGAGAATCATTAGTTGTAAAATCATTGATTAAATCGCCTTCAAATCTAAGTTCAATTTTATATTCTCCAGCTTGTAATTTTTTTGTGTAAATCTGATACATATCTTTTAATTTTTAAGTTATTTTATTACTTCTTTTATATTATGATAATTACGCGTTACAATAGATGTCTCCACCAGTTTTAGTTATAAAATTAGCTATTGCATTAGCACTTGATATTCCTGTATTTCTAATAAAAGTTTTAGGAGCTTCTGTTTGTAAAAAAGGTTCTAAAGAATTTAAAATCTCTTCTGTAACTTCTACTCTACCCATTTTAAAAAGTTCGTTATTTTTCCATTCAGAAGAAACATATCCTTTTTTAGTAGGTATAAAGAACGTTCCAAATGTAAACAATCCTATTCTTGTTTTTTTTCCTTTTAATACACCAGAAAAATATAAAGACGTTTCATTAAACATAACTTTAAAATCTTCAAATTTATCTGAGTATTCTTTTTTTAATTCTTCTGTTTTTGCTGTAAAATCTAACATATCTTTTAATTTTTAAGTTCAAAGCAAATTAAAGACTTATTTTTATATTAAAAAAATATTATAGCAAAAAAAAGCCAATTAATTTAATAACTGGCTGTAAATCAAGAAAATAATTTTAATTTAAGTTAATATTAAAGTTGTCTATTTCTACTTCAATATACTTACAATCTGGATATTCCTCCAAAAGTGTTTCCTCGTCAAAGAAACAAGGGCAAACATATCCTTCTGAATCTTCTTGAACGTCTATTACTATAAATATTGATACGTGAATCATTTTAATCGTTCTAATTCAAAAGTTAAATGATTAATTGCTTTCTGTATATCAGCCTCTAAAGATGCTTTAAAATCGTTATTAACGTATTTCTTTTTACCAGCTCTTAAAAGATAAGTTATAGCAGTTGCAACATTATAATTATCTGGTTGAAATTCCTCTATTACTTTTCTTGCTTCGTATTTGTATTTAGAACCTAAATAATAGTTTGGTATTTCTTTAAAATTTTCTTCCATAATTAATAATTTTTAGTTAATGCTCTTTGTAAAAAATCTTGATACGTTTTATTGTTTACTTTATACTGATGCTTTGAATCTTCACAATATAAAATTCTTTGAACTGTTCCAGCTTCTGTAAATATAGTCTTTAAAAGCTTTACATTTAGTGAGCCACTTACTGGACAACCCCATTTAGGCAAACCACTTGAAACAGCTTTATTAGTTACAGAAGCGAAATAAGGTTTTAAAGTCAAATAAAGCTCTTCTGTTGTTACAATATCTCCTTTATTATATTCAACCATTTTAGCTAAATATTCTTCTTGCTCTTCTTTAGTTCCATATTCTATTTGTTCCCACATCAAAATTCCTTCGTGGCTTTGTTTTAGAGTTAAACCAAAATATTTTGCCATATAAGCCATTGAGTAACTTGGTAAACGAAAGTAACGTTTAGCCATTCTGTAAATATCAAAGCTTTTTACAAACCTATCAACGTGTAATTTATGCTTCGCTGCCCTCGTATTAATAAGCTTATTATCAAAAGAGTTGTTATTCTGACCTATTACCATTGCAGCCTTATTATAGTGTCTTAGAAATTCTGTTACCATCGCTTTATCACAATGGTTTTCGTCCCAAGTTAAATGGTAAACTTCATCAGCTCCGAGCCATTTCCAAGCAATAGAAATAATAGTAGTTTCGCTTCTTAATTGAGTATGATTAATATATTGTTTACCAGTACTCCAAACATCTGCTTTAATTCTCGAGGTTTCAATATCGTAAACCATTATTTTTTCATCTTCAACATCTGTTTGATTAAATGTTAACCCTAATTTCATTGCATAACGTCTAATTGTTCTTTCTGAAACATCAAACAATTCAGATAGTTCTTTTTCTATTTCTTTTCTTGACCTATCAGAACTATATAAATCAATTAAATATTGTTTATTTTTCTTGCTTAATTTTTCCATAGTTTTAATTTACGTTTATAACCTACTTTAATTAATCTTTGCTGGCTGTTAAAATCATATCCAACATCAACATTAAATAAATGTCCTCTTTTATGTTCAAATGAAGCTCCTATATAAGCTTGACTAAGCAAAGGAGAAACAACCATTTCAGAACCTAAATAAAGCTTGTTTTTATCAATTCTTAATTCTTTATAAACACTATCTTTAATCAGTATAGTATCGTTAATAGTAAAGCTTTTAAGTTTATAGCTTAAATCTATTTGAGGTCTTGTTTGTGAATAAGCCGAAATAGTAGCTTCTAACAAACTATCTTTTATATTATATATATAAGTACTCCAAAATATAGAAGTATCGCTTAAATCAATTCTATCGTGTTTAAATGAAGTATCTTTGATTATTATTGTAGGAGTTAAATTAGTATGTTTCTTTTCAACATAATTAATTATAGTATCTGATTTATAAATAGTATCTGTTGTGCGAATAACTATTTCTTTTGGTGGTATTGGTTTATTACAACCTTTAAGTAAGTAAAGTATTATTACTAAAATTGATAGAGCTATTATTATGTAGTTTTTCATTTTTTTGTAAATATAATAAAATTTAGTTAATAAAAAAGAGGTTGCATAAATTAATATAACAACCCCTTAAAACTTAAAAACTATGAAAGAACAAATATAGTTATTTTAATTTACTATTTATAAGTTTTGTAATATATTTTTTAACAGCAGAACCATCTAATATAAATAAACTTAATCCAGCTGTTCCTATTATTGTTGATTGCATAAAATCAGCTTCTCTAAAATAGAAGTCATAGATTGATAATAACACTAAAATTATTCCTATTATATCTAATATTATTTCTTGTAGTTTCATCGTATTTCTAATTTAAAGTAGTTTGGTAATATCTTATTTAATTTGTTCATAGTAGCTACCGAGCTTGTAACATCTCTTAAACCATCTCCATTAATATCTGTTAATGTTTTTCCAACTAAAATGCAGCCTTTAGTATGCCAGTTATAATTCCCTTGATGGATTAAAATATAACTTCTATTTGGTACATCTAATACGTGAAAATGATTTTTGTATTTTGTAGACTGTCTTTTTTCAACATTATATTCTCCTTTTGGAATACAACTGACTTGCTTCTTGTTGTCGTTATAAGGCAGTTCCAAAGTATAGCAGTTAAAAATCGTTTCTTCTTTTTCATTCAATACTGTTAATAATGATTCTGTTTGCTTGTCGCCTTCGTTTAATCTATCAATAATTACTTTCATTATTTCTTACTTTTAATATCCATTAACAACTCTATAATT